GTTAGGTGAGAGCCTCGGGAACTCGTAATAGCTCTCGAAATTAGAGATCGTTACGGAGACGGTAGCAACATTCGGGCAGCAGCACGGATTCGGGCTGCACGTCGTCCCCACGCCCTTGAACACTGGCGACACAGAAGGAGTGGCATCAAGCGACGAACAGATTTCACTACCAAGCCCGTATCCTGCGGCGGGGTCTGAAGCCAAGCCTCTGCATGGCACCCCGCATCTCCACGTCCCGCCTCTTGCAGCACACGCGGCTTGGCTCTCTGTTCTGCATCTCGGCCCTGTTTCGTTGGTGATGTTTGTGTAAGTATCTGGCCCACAGCACGAGCCGCTTTGGCACACACACTGACACTGCGGCTTGACGCTGCACGTCGTGCCCTCGCAGCACGCACCTTCTTTGCACGCTTGGTTGCACTCAGCCTCGGTGGCGTAGGACGTGCGACCTGTGGTCGAGAAGCCTGGCGGGAAGTTTGATGGTTGGTGGCAGGGCATTGTCTTTACTCCACTGACGTTACCGACAGACCTATGGTTCCGTCGTACGTCTTGTAGAAAAGCCCAGCACTAATAGGTATTCCCGAGAAAGCAGGCATGTCCGAGTAGCACAAGCCGGATGATCGCGACACATACTCTGGAGAGATGTATCGCCTACTTAACGTCCCCTGCACGCCGTCGATAACACTTGCCCCATCCTTTAGCCTCCACTGAAACGGGACCAAGTATCCATTAAGGTCGTTCGTCGTCAGCTCAATACGGTTTTTCATACTGGTGTCCGCATTGAACTGATAGCACGCACCAGTAAATAGCAAACCCACCGCTCCAGAAAAGTCAAAACGAATCTGCTGCGGGTTGCCGTACCCGGCATCGAAAGTGAACGTGATGTGCGCGTCTGCATCTTGGTAGCCAAGCCAGTTCGGGTTTGCTCCAACTCCCCAATACGCAACGTACAGACCACACGAAAACGGCGTCATTCGTACGTCTGATTCGGCGCGAACCATGCGAAGCGGGAACTGGCACGATCCGTCGTTCACTGTCATCGTAAACAAGGCATTTATCACAGACGGAATAGCCCCGCCCTCGCACGACGTGCAGTCGTCGCAATACCACCCACCGCAGCACCCGCAGTTCTCCGCGAGCCTGCCGTCCTTGACGATCAGCGAGCCGTTTTTGGTGGCGAGTGTCATGTGCAGGCCGTGGTGGAGACCCACGCCAAGCCACCGTTGGCAGCATGCGTGAGCACTTGCTGAGTAGATGCCGAGTAGCCCGTCATGCTGTGCCAATCCCAGCCGACTAGCACCCACTCATCGGCAACATACGCGATGAGGCAAGCGGAACCTGATAGCGTGGCGATGTAGTTCTTCGCCGTGTACGTCGCACCTGACACGACGGCATCAGTGACGGTCGTCGTGCTGCCTTTCGTCCACGTTCCCGAGAACGTGCCGCGAATGACGCCAGCCTGCATACGAATCAGCGCCCAGTTGGAATCCTTCCACAGCACATGAGCTCCAGACGCCTTGCCGAGGTCTGCCGCCTTCAGCTGCACCACACCACCAACCGCCACCCTGCCTACAGCGTTCGCCGCTATCGGCTCCACTGCCACGCACCAGGCCGTCGTGGTCGCAGAAGGCGTGCCACCGGCGACGACGGGCAGCTGCTCAAACTGCGCCGTGGCGTTGCTGCTGCCCGGCGCGATGGCCATGCCGGTGATCGCGAGCACGCCCCAGCGGGCGACCGTCGACCCAGTGTTGTTCTTCGCCATCACCCACGTGTAGGGCGTGGGCGGTTCTCCGGCGGCCGGCGACACGAACCCGGGGTCTACCGACAGAAGGCGATTCAACCCGTTGATCTGGCTTGCCGCCAGACGGATCGGATCGCCAGGGCTGACGTGGCTGCGTGGGTCCATGCTAGTTGAGGAACGCGCCGACCGCTGCAGCGGCGGCAGCGGCAGTGGCCCGCGTTCCCGTCCTCCTTACGCCCGGAGAGTTTGCTATGCCGAGGGACGACCAGTCCTTTTTCTTGTAAAGCTGGTCGATGATCAGAAGCTTCGGCGTTTGGACGAGGAATCCGCTCGCCGTGGAATTCTGGCGATAGACAACCCACGCGAACTCCCACCCCTCCTTAGTAGTTTGAGGGAGTGCTTTCACGTAGAACTGCGGATCGTTCGCGCGGCACACCCAGTCAAACGTCACGGTCGTGTATGGCTGGTCGCCGCTCCACTGCGCTCGAGCGCCCATGAAGAGTGCTTCGCCTGGCTCAAACGCTCGGAATTTCGATGCGTTCACCGTGCCCGTAAGGGTGTAAACAGCTTTTATGAAAGACTCAGACATGCCAACCTGCGCTGGCATGATCCAGGTTTCCGTGTATTTCATTGCGGGCACGACTTTATCAGCGCCCTGCACGCTTGTGCCCTGGACGTTGATGGCGCCACCAAAGTCCTCAGTGCCATCGCCGCCAATGACTCGCTCGCTGAGGGCGCTTGTGACGTGCTCGGTTGAACCCGTCGTGTCCCAAGCTATTGAGCCAGGGACAAGCTGGTTGCTCGAATCATTACTGTCTCCACCGCCAGCACCAGAGTCGCTGGATGGCGATAGGGTCGTGTATTCACCAGTGACCTCAAAACACTGCTTCCCGACTCCTTTGATACTAAGGCTCTTGCGCCTCCAGTAGCCGACAGGCGACTGCCAGTACCTCGGCAAGTATCCAAGGATGGCATCTTTGACCTCGGCCATGCCGCCCGGGCATTGGCCGATGAGGTATTTCTTCGTGACGTTCCACACCTCTCCCGACTCGAGGTCTTCGCTATCGACGCTACCGCTCTCGGAGTCGCGGAGCTCGTAAACCGTGTAACTCATGAGAACACTGCCTCGGTTGGCCTTTTCTCTGAGATCTTAGTGAGCACAGAGAGGATTGATTTCGACACGCCTGTGCCCTCAGAAATCGCAGCCACGATTTCGCTCCCGATCTGGCGGAACGCGATCCCGATCTGCGACGTCTCTGTAGCTGCCTGAATGCCCTGTGCGGCAGCCCTCTGCACGCCAGGGGCTCGAGGTGCGACCGCGTCCATCGCAACGGCAGGCTGGGCTGCCTGCTCAGTCGCCGCCCCGGCCATAGCGGCATTGCCGCCGAGTGCTAGCAGGTCGCCGGCAGTCGAGTTGGGGTCGGCAGCCATCAGTGCGATTGCGTCCAGCTGGGCCTGGAACTCGCCCGGGGCCATGTTGGCGGCCGCCGCCATCGGCGCAACTCCAGCCGCCTCGCCGCCCCCCTTGCCGGCGATTGCGCCAACCGCTTCCGCTGTGCGTTCCGTGGCATCAGCCGTCCGCTGGGCAGGATCCTCAAGCCGGCCAATCTCAGGGCCTATATCAAGCCCGACGCCGCTCCAGTTGCCGGCCCCGGCCAGCCCCTTGTCCTTCTCGGCCTTCCCGCCTTCCGGCGGCGGCATGAACGCACCAGGAGGGGCCGCAGGAAGCTTAGGCTTTACCGGCTTCCCCTTCTCGTCAACCCTTGCCTCTTGCGGCGACTTGTCGGTTCTGCCAAGGGCACGATCTCTCGCCCTGGCTGCGTCCTTCCTGAGCTCGTCGATCGCGTCCGCAAAGCCGGCATCGCGACGCTTGATCTCTTCGCTGCGTCCTTCTGCCTGCTTCTCTCGTTCCTGCTTCCGCTGCTCTGCGCGAGCGTCTGCTGTCGGGGCACGCTGGCGGGCCTCCTCGACGCGGGCCTCGACCTTCTTGAGTGCGTCCGACATGCCGTTCACGGCAAAGTCCCAGTCGAACGCGGCACGGAAATACACGCCCAGTTTCTCAAAGCCGGCCTGCAGCGTGAGGATGTCGGCCCCGAATAGCCCCATGAACCGGTCGAGCCCTTGGATCAGCATGTCGCCGATGAAGCTGCTGGCAGAAATCACCGTGTTCTTCACCAGGTCAAACGCCTGAGCAAACGCCTGGTGCATTTGCACGAGGGCAATCGCCAGATTGATGTTCATCACGGACCACGCGGCGCCGAAGTCCAGCCGCATGAGGGCGGCGGCGATCGCGTCAGTCTCTTGCTTGAATGCAGGAGAGAGCGTGCGGGCGATGATCACGCCGCCGCCGATCGCCGCGGCCATCGCAGCGATCGACAACGCGATCGGCGAGAACAGGGCCGGGATCAACGGCAGCACGGCCTGGATGATGCGGAGGCCGGTGGCGAGGCCCTGGAGGGCGATGCCGGCAGTGAGTGCTGCAACGCCGAAACTGAAGAGGGCAGCGACGCTACCGGCAACGATCGCGACGAGCGTGCCATTGCGGGAGATGAATCCGCCAACCACAGCGAGCAGCCTAGTGAACGCCTGCACGGCCTGCGTGGCAATTGGCCCCATCGACTCAATCACTTGGACCTGCAGCACACCGAACTGGGCGCCCAATTGCTTCACGGCACCTCCGAAGGAGTTCATGACCGCAGTAGCTTTGTTGAGTGCAGTGCCGTCTGATTTTCCAAGCACGCCCATCACCTGGTCAAACTTCTCTTTCATCTGCGAGAGCGACTGAGCAGCGTTAGCGCCACGAATTTCAAATATCTCAGTCAGCACACGGATGAAATCGACGTTCGCCGTCGGAGCCTTTTTCCCAAGATCGTCCATGATGTCCATGAACGGACGCATGTTTCCATCTAAGTTTCTTGTGCTGACGCCGAGCTCGGCGATTTTTCCTTCTTCGTTCGCAATAGATTCGATGATGCGCGCCAATCCAGTGCCGCCCAGAGATCCTCGCAGGCCAGCGTCTCCAAGCGTGGCCAGCGAAGCGAGAACGTCATCCAGCGACTGACCGGCCGCGAATGCCTTTGGCCCGACATAGGTCAAAGCCTCGCCAAGCGAATCGACGCTCGTGGTAGACGCGTTGGCTGTTGCCTGCAGCTTGTCGGCTATCGTTCCGAAGTCATCAGTACCCATCCGAAACTGCGCCATCGTGCTGACAACGACCTCGACGGCTCGCGCGAGATCCATGTTGTCGGCGGCCGCCACCGCGAGGATTGGGCTGATCGACTTCATCACGCCCTCGGCGTCGAGGCCGGCCTTTGCGAGCTCGCTCATCGCGCCAGCAACCTCCTCCGGCGAGCGGCCAAACTGCACGGCCATCGCTTTGGCCGCTGCATTGAGCGACGCAAACTGCTGGTCTGTCGCGCCGGTATTCGCCCGCACGCGGGCCATCTCGAGCGAGAACGCTGCAGCCGTGCGGGCCGCAAACACGAACGGAGCCCCCAGCGCCGTGCCGGCGATCGTCATGCCCGTGCCGGCCTGCCGCAGCTGCGTGCCGAGCGTCATCATGCGGGCACGGATCCGGCTCATCGCCTGCTGAAACTGTCCGTCGCGGGCGAAGATTTCAACGTATGCCGAACCGGCACGGATCGCCCCTGCGCTAGCCGCCATCTGGCACCTCCGGCTTTACGGGGCGGAATCCGAACGCCATGAGGATGTCTGGCGTCGCCTCCGGCAGTTCCGGCTTGGGCACGCGATAGAAGGGGTGGAAGGTGTACATGGTCGGCGGCGGCTCGCTGCTCTCGGCGTCGTGGTGTATTTGTGCGAACAGGGCCATCAGCGACGCCGTGTGCGTCCAGTTCTCGTGCTGGCGTCCTTCGGCGAGCCAGACGAGCTCGCGGAGGGTGAATCCCCAGGGCTCGACTCCGACGATGCCGGCGAGGTGGAACCCGAGCTCCCATGCGTCTTGAGGGCTGCCTCGAAGTCGCACTGGCCCAGGGCCGCGTCGATTGCCTTCGCCGCCTGGGCCTCCATCTTCTTCTCCGTCTCCCTCAGCTTCGCTATCACCTTCTTCACCAGCCCCTTCCGGGGCTCTTGGAAAAAATCAGATACCTGGTCAACCAGCCGCTCGACTGCCTCCTTAAGCACCTGCCCGTCGCACACTGCGAAGAACTCGTCGTCGGCCATGTCGATGGCGGCCAGCTGCGGCCTCACGACGGCACAGACGACCTCAAGCACCTTCAAGTCGTCTGCCACCCAGCCGGACAGCGACTCCTTGTCGAGGTTGCAGATGTCGAGCACGTTGACGCCGCACAGATCGCGGACGCGCTTGACCGTGAGGTAGGTGACCTCGATCACCCATTCCTTGCCGTCGAGTGTTTTGAACTTTGCCATCAGTTAAAAGGCCAGAGCTTTAGGACAATTTCATACGCCAGCACGCCGCTGAACTGGCCCGCCACCTTGACCTTGTGCACCAGAAACCTTGCAGATGCACCATCAATCGTGATCGTCACCGGCTGCGGAGGGAACTTGTTCCACTTCGCCATGAACCGCCGCACGTCCTCGACGTGGTAGATCTGCAGCGTGATTGTGTTCATCTCGGTGAGCGTGAGCTCGCCTCGGTAGCCAGAGCTCCAGCGAGTCACGTCGACCGTGTCGAGATCCAGGTCGATGTCAAAGTCGCGAACACCCAGCAGCACAATGCCGTCGGCTTTGACAGACTGAGTTCTGGCGAGGCGGACCTTTGGCACAGGTCACCTCTGCGTCAGGACACAGTCGGTGCGTAGCTGATGGTGTACTCGTTCCGCCCCTTCGGGCTGACCTTGTTCTTGACGTCGAGCACAACGCACCCGACGGCAGTCATGCCGCCGACCGTGATCGGGCCGGTGGCCCCGACGGTGGCCGAGTGCTGCGTGGCAGTCACCTCAAGGGTGACGTCAAGCAGACCGCATCCGATCTGCTTTTCAGTGTCGCCAAACACGGTGATATCGACCTCGTCGCCGCTGGCGTTCAGATCGACGTCGACCACATTATCAAGCGCGACACCAGGTGCTGTGACGAGCGCATTCTTTCCGAGTCTGTATTTGGCCATGTGACCCTCGCGTGGTTGTTAGACGGTGACCTGGTCGCCGGCGTCGAGGGCGACGCCAGGCTTGATCGTGATCGAGACGGCTTCCGCGCCGCCGATCGGCTGAGTCCGCTTTGCGCTGGTGATCACGCCAGTGATGGCGAAAGCAGTGCCGCCGCTGGGCGTGACGGTGACGGCCACGGCCTTGCCGTAAGTCTGAGACGAGTCACCCAGAACTGTGGCCTCGAGCGTGCGAGCCTGCAGGCCGGCGACGGTACGCTTGTAGACCCCAGAAGAGCCCTTTGTCGTGGCGTCGACCTTTTCGGCTTCGATCGTCATTGAGACGTCTTGCACGCCCGTCAGGCCGGAGATCGTCGTGTCTTTGCCGAGCAGAATCGTGGTTGCCATAGCTTCCTCACGTGGGGTGGGCACCTATTGCCAGTATACCTGAACAGCTGATCACCCACTGCGGAACCGGCCGGCGAACTCCTTCGGGATGCGGCCGCGACGGATGCCCTCCATCATGGCCGGGAACATGAACGCACGCTGCGGGTACGGGAACGTCTTGCGGAAACTGGTGATCTGCCAGTTGTTTCTGTGCTTTGGCCCCTTGCCAACGCGATACCACGACAGGATGCCCTTGTATCCACGATCATACCGCGGAATCCAAGCCCATGCCGCCATCTGCTGCGTTCCGCCGTGCTCGTGGAGCGATGCGATGTACGGCGCACCATCCATGAAAGAGCCGATCAGCATCGACTCTGTCGATTTGTCGTATCCAAACACGATGGACTTGCGAAGCGTTCCGGCGTGCGTGTGAGGCTGGTGCGGGGCGATGCTAGCTGGCTTAAATTTGATTTCGTACAGCCGCCTCTCAATTTTGCGTTTTGTACGATCATTGACGTCACTGCGTGACATTAGCTGCCGCAGCGGAACGCCAGGATTTGATCGCATGACCTTCAGCTGCGGCTTGGTCATGCCCATCTTCTTGATCGACCGGCGACTGATCTGCATTACAACAGAACCAGCGCCAAACAGGCCCCAGTAAATCGCTTTATCCAGCGACTTCTGTACGCTCGCCCTGTCGAAGAACATCTCAAAGTTGATCCGCATCGGGATCCCCATCGATCCCGACAGACCAGAGCCGAGCGGATTCCGGCCAGCGTCAAGCATGCTCATGCGCCGGTAGCTCCTGTCGGGCCGGTGGGTGCCACCGGCACCCACTTATCCACGGGCACGTCCCACTGCACGGCGATCTGTGCCATGAACACGTTGCGGGCCTCGAGGAGCTCCGGATCGTAGGGAAGCGGATTGCCGACCTCTGTCCAGTCACTGTTCTCCGGTAACCCCGCGGGCTGGATGTAATTTGAGCGAATAGCGTCGACGATCTCCTGGCACAGGTCCTCCAGTGCCTCAATGTCGGATTCGCTCCCGACGTGCTTGGCCACGACGATGCCGACCGTCACGTCGGCCACCTCCATGCCACGTGTCTCTGTTTTCATCGTGTAAGGGCCGGGCACGACCGACACACGGAGGGATCCGAGATCCTCTAGGCCGTAGTCCGGCTTCCGCTGCATGCTCACTGAGATCGTGCCGCCAGGCACGCTACCCCAGGTGAACGCTGAGAGCGACGCCGCGAGCCGCGTGGCGAGGTTTCTGGAAATGTGTGGCAGTAGCGTTGGCATGGATCACCTTTCTTGCGGGCCGGGAATGTGCGACGTGAGCTCGAGCTCCAGCTTGGCCACCGCTGCGGCCGTCTCCTGCGACGAGTGCCGGCGGAACGCCTCGCGGGCGTGCTCTAGGGCCTCCTGCTTCAGCCCGAGGCTATAGGCAGCAGTAGCGGCCATCTCCGGGGCTCGGTGCCCATAGGCCACTGGATCGCTGGTGTGCGACTGTCTGTCAGGGGGAGCCATCGATGCCCGCCTGGCCCAGTGCAGGGCGCCGACGGCGTCGCCGGCATCCCAGCACGCCTCGCCGAGGGCTAGGTAACCCTCTGGCTCGTGGGGCGACTCATCGATGGTCCGCAGGAGCCAGTTGCCGGCCTTCTCAGGCTGCCGGCGGGCGAGCACACGATACGCGTAGGCCCGCTCGCACGCGGCCCCGCCGGGGAGCGTGAGGTAGTGCTCAAACGCCTCCACAATCCCGGGCTGGTCGTGGTAGTCGAGCTCGCGGGCAAGATACCAGGACATCCGGGCATCATGCGGAGCCTCTTTGACGGCCTGCTGGAGGAGCGTCAGGTCGGACTTGTGCTGTTTCCCTGGCTGCCTGTGGTGCCGGATCAGGGTCTGCTCGCAGTGCGATTGCACCTCGCCACCAGCCCACCGCACCAGCCCCTCGTGCGTGGCACCCGTCCACCGGTAGCCAGACCGGAGGTGCATCCTGTCGCTCTTAAACCGCAGGGCATCGCTCCACTGATACCAATACCGCAGCTTCGTTGTTTCCGGCTTCCACGCAGCCTCCAGGGCGTCCCGCCAACCCGGCTCAAGCACCTCGTCGAGGTCGAGCCGGATTGCCACGTCGACGTGGCTCGGCAGGTGTTGCATAGACAGGTTGTGGGCGTCGTCCCACCGCCACGGAACGACGTTGCCGCGAGCCACGGTCACGTCTTCGGCCTCGAGCAGCTGCACCGTGTCGTCGGTTGAGCCCGTGTCGGTGACCACCCGCACGTCCGCGTCGCGGCACGAAGCCTCCCATGCCGCGACGTTTCCGGCTTCGTTCTTGGCGAGTGCGTAGATGCCGACGATCATCAAGCCTCCACAAGCACGGCGGCCTTCCGCAGCCCGTCGTGGAAATAGGCAGGCTCGCGGCCCGTCTCTTCGCAAAACTCTTCAACGGCCCTCTCCACGTCCGGATTGTCGCAGTCGTCGGCCAGGATCACCGGCACGTGAGCCACCAGCCGCAGATCGGCCAGTGCCCCAGAATAGGAGTGGTCGCCGTCCACGTGGGCGAAGTCCGCCGGGGGCAGCTGCTGCAAGTCGTGGCTGTTGGCGACGATCAGCTGGGCGTCGATGCCGAGCGAGTCGACCACGCTCTGCCAGTGCTGCAGGCAAGCAGGACTGTCGGCGTCGAGGGCACCGTCCACGCACAGAAACTTCGCGTCAGGCGCCACAATGTGAAACGACGCAAGCGAGTAGCCGCACCGCGTGCCGATCTCAATCACGCTCGACGGCTTGTGCTCGCGGCACACGCGGGCCTTGGCCGCGTAGTGGCCAACGGCCTCCGGCGAACACGGAAACCAGTCTCCTGGCATCCAGTGAATCCGCAGCCTGCCGCCAACCTGGTCCTCGAGCTCGTCACCCATTGCTGCCCCCGATCATGGAAAGAACTTCTGCCACACTCATTTCAGCCATCCACGCCTCGGCGTCACGCACGCCAAAGGTTGCCACTAGTTTGTCACCGCGGCGAGCGAGCCCGGCCGCAAACTCAATCGCCCGCGTTTCGCGAAACGCGAAAGCCGGCGACCAGCCGAGAATGTCGCAACTGTCCCCAAACAGCACGAACCGGTGCTCGTAGATGCGGCCGCCCGTGTCGTCCGCCACCTCGTGCACCAAGGCGAGCCAGCGGCCGTCTCCAGCGTCCACGACCTGCGAGCCACCACGCCAGCCGCGTGCAATCGCCGGCGACTCACCCCTGCGGTCAATCTTCCATGCACTTCCGTTGCGTGAAGCAAATGCCGTGCGGCCTTGTTCCCAGCACGAGTACAGAAACACCTCAGTGCCGACAATCGGCATCCAGTTCTTTTCGTGCCGCCCGGTGACAGGCTCGTCGAGTAGCGTGGCGTCGATCATGCTGCCCATGTATGGCAGCAGCGTGGCCGTGGCAATCCTGCACGTGCCGTCGCGGCCTGCCCAGTTGCGGACTGTCGCGCTCACGCGAAGCTCGCCATTAATCGCATTGAGCCGGCAGTCTTCAAAGCCGTCCACTGGATATTCGGATTTTGGGTAGATCGCATCCGGTATCGCAGATTGCGACACGACGGCCAGATCGGCGTCAATAGTGCACAGCACGTTGACGGTGCGAATCTTGTCGCCGTCCTCCGGCGGGATCACATACCGGCCGTCAACGATCCGATAGTTGCTCGACCGCACTATCGCCAAGTAGCCGTCGTCGTGGGAGATGATCGTTGGATTGAACGTCGACCAGCCGTCCGCTGCTGGCTCGACGTCAAATCCGTGAAACCGGCACGCCACTATCTCGCCTAGCGTCTGCGTGTACCAGCTGCGGTTGCGTCGCACGAGCCGCTCCTTCTCTGGAGTCAGGTCCATGCCGAGCAACCGCTCGCACGCCCGCCGGCCGGCGTCGAGCTCGCCCGCGTAGTAAGCGTGCACGGCCAGCTGGTGTAGGCGATCAAGCATCGGGCGTGCCTCACGCGGTTGCGGCGGCCTTGATCGCTGCGCGAAGCGTAGCGTTGCTGCTCACGGCATCGATCACGTCGTTGATCGTCAGCGATCCTGCTGGCCCGGTAGGGCCGGCAATCGACACTGCCGCCGGCCATGAGCCAGCGACCTTCGGACCGAAGAACTGCTTGCCGGCGATATCAAACGCTAGGTCGCCATCCTCGCCCACGTTGGCGCTTGGCGTTCCGCCAACCGCTACGATCGTGGCGCCAGCCGAACCGCTTGGCCCAGTGACGCCGCCGCTTCCAGTCGGCCCGGTGTAGCTCTGGCCAGCAGGCCCTGTCGCGCCAGTGACGCCAGAAGGCCCTTGGGCGCCGCTCTGCAGCTGCAGCGGAGATCCCCACGAGCCGTCGGCCTTCGGACCATAAAGCCGGCCGTTTGCCGTGTCGAGCCAAAAGTCTCTGCTCTTCCCAAACCCGCTGGATGGCGCACCGGATCCGCCGTAGAACTGCGAGCCGTCGGCACCCGTTGGGCCGGTCACTCCGGTGGCCGGAAGCCATGCGGAGCCGCTCCACGCAAGCACTTGGTTGGTGGCCGGGGCAGTCGCCGACACAGTCCTGCCCTGCAGCTGCGTGGCGTTACCGCTGAGTGTTGCTGGAAGCGAAAAGAACGGCATAAATGTCACCTCGGATTTGTTGTGCCACAATCGCTACGTTGGGCAAATAGCGCCGACCGGCTATGCATCACGCCACGTTCCCGTCGCCTCGTCCAACACAAATCCCTCGCCGGGGCATGGCGGGATGAACACGTCGAGCTTTTCGTCGTACCTGTAGCCGATCCCGACATACACGCCGCGTATGTTTCCGTTGTAGCTGGTGCGGACGCACCGCTGGCCCCGCACGGCTGCGTAGTGGGCCTCCCAATCGACGCCCTCGTTTTCGTCGCGGCCGACGATCACTTCGGTGACGATGTTCTGCTCGTCGAGGAACGCGTAGTGCGCCATGATTAGCTCCAAGTGACGGTGCCGGTGCCTGCGGTGATGGTCAGCACCGCGTCTGTGCCAACTGTGGTGCGCGTGGCAGTCAATCCAGCCGAGAGCGTGGCGACTGCCTGCGAGGCGTTCCATCGCAGGATGACGACACCGCTGCCGCCGTTTCCGCCATTGCTGGACGCGGTTCCATTGCAAGCTGCCCCGCCGCCGCCGCCGCCAGTACCCGCCGCGCCAGCCGTCCCTGCGACAGCAAGGTCAGAGGAACCTGCGCCGCCGCCTGTCAGCCCGCCTGAGCCAGCCGTCGATGTGCCAACGTATCCACCGCCGC